TGTATTAATCGTTTTTGATACTCAAAAGGTGCATATAGCATACGTCCACGAGTAGGATGTTGTATATAAAAGTAATTACTCATGAAGTATTCAGGACCCGTGATGGGATCTGCACACTTTGCGAATTCTCTTAATTGTTCTTCTGTAAAGCTCTCACGAGTGTGGGGTTTCTTTACTAGAACACTATCTGTGCCTTTTGCTGTCGCCATATTATTACTTATCTTGGCAGGATTGGGTTAATACAATTACCAGGGTTTTTCGCCTGTTAGATATGGTAAACTAAACCATAGTTTAAACCATTCTGGGGTGCCGGGCTGGATGTTGTTGTTGTTTTGGTATTGTATCTTTTCGTTGGCAGTAACACTCATGTTGCTACCTTCTGTGTGAACTGAGCCTTCTCCCTGATATTCCTGTAGGCGCCCGATATTTTGTGTGATACCTGCTAGTTGTTTGATTTGATCTATATCATCCATGTTAAACTCCGTATTTGTTACGTTTAGGTTTAGCTACTGGACTGACTTTGTTGATTTTTTCTAATTCTTCACTGCCTTTTCCGCTGTGTTTTCTTGTTTTTAATCCAAATTCTTTGCGTGCATGATCGATGATTTCTTGATCAGCATCACTATACCCTACCGTTGTAAATTCACTACCAATTGGACCTAAAGGATCAATTACGTCATCGGGACTTCGTGCTAACGCCATACCAAATCTGTAAGCAACATAAGGATGTGAATTATTATCTAAATATGGATAACTATTTACGTTTGATAGAGATTGGCGAGTTGTCTTACGAAGTTCACCTCTTTCTAATACTTCAGTAATGATCTCATTGATTTTCATAATCGTCTTGATCTTCGTCTTCGTCGCCACTGTCAATCAGCATATTGCGTAGGCTAGCTATGCTACCTGGTTGGCGGCGATCATCTATGAAACTTTCTAAATGTGGAGCGAGATAACTACGGATCTGGCCTGCAAATGGACCTGGAAGATCACGACCATAACGTGCTAGATCACCGGCGATACCTGCAGCTTGATTAAGATGTTCTTCAAGTTGGTCTAGCATATCGCTGAGATGTGTTCTATCTACAGCATCCTCTTGGATAGGTTCGCCTGCAGCAATGGCGTCCATCATCTCAACAAATTCTTTAAGCTCTTTCATATTATGCCTTAACGTCATTAATCATACTTTCGTATGCTTTCCAAAGACTTTCTTCTTTGGCTTCTGCTACTGCCATTGGATTGTCACCAGGATATTCTTTTCTGTACATTTTTTTAGCGCGGTCTTCACCTGTGCCACTTGGGATCGCAGCGTCTGTGCCTGCTACATCTTCATGTGGAGTGTTTGCATATTCTACGTCACGCTCTGTTGGTCCTTCTTCAGCAACGACTTCTTCAGCCATCGCTGGTTGTGCTTGGATAGCAACCACTGGCATGCCACTTAACTTGCGGATTAGATTAACTACATCTTCTTCGCCGTTAGCTGATACGTTTAAGTTGATATCTTCTTTTACTGTGTATTTTTTACCGTCCACTTCAAACTCCTTTTTCCCGTCGGCGCGAGCTTTGGCTAATGCGCCTGAGAATTCGTTACCTTCACCTACTTCTTCTTCACTTACTAATACTTCATCTTCAGCATCTTTGATGGGTGTAGTATCAACACCTGCAGCCGCCAAGAACATTTCTTTTTTAAATCTTGGATTTTGTTGCTTGAATATGTCTGCATGATACATGGCCAATTCAGTACGTTTGGCTATATCTGGAATCGATTTAAGCAAGTCTGCTACCATGCGGAAATCTTTGCGTGTCGCGGCTTCATTCAATTCTTCTTCGCTACAGCCCATACCTTCGTCCATAGCTTTTACATCCTCACAACAGCAAGGATCAGCATTACATTTTGAGCAACCTGCATAGGTCAATGGACTTGCCGAGTCACCTGGTACCATTGGATTGAAGTCCTCACGTGCCAGGCCTGCTAGTTTAGCAATTTCTGCTAGCTCGTGTTCTGCATCTAATAGAGGTTCTTCACTGACGAAACTGTTCATCGGTGCACTACATTCCATAGCTTCTTTTTCCTTGCTAGCACAGAAATGTCCGTATGATGTAGCGGCATCACCTATGAAGTCTTCATCATAGTGTACTAACCAACGTGCGGCTTTAGGTGTTAATTTTAATTCAATCAGTTCATCGTAGACTGCTTTAACGAAAGCTTCTGAATTAACATCTAATCCTGGTTGTTCATCACACAAGACTCGACCTATTGTTTCATAAGTGTATTCACTGCTTTCTGGGTTACGTCCTTCTTTGACCATTTTGTGTTTTTTTAATTCTACTTTGGAATTTTTAATTGTATCACCAAATTTTGTAGCTTCTTCTACTTGGCCTTTATTACGTGCTTTCCATGCTGTTGCGTAAGCGATACCTTTTTCTTTCTTAGATAGATTGCCGTCTTTGCTGTAACCTTTCTTAATGTGTTTAACCATGCGTTCAGCTTTAGCACCTGGAGGTGCCACTTCATCGACTTTCTTAGGTGGTTGATTAAAAGATGAAGAGTGACGTACACCGTATTCATCATAGTCGTCGCTACTAAACGGTTTAGCTTTTTTTTCTTTAGCAGCTTTTTTCATTGGTTCTGTTTTGTTGCCATCTTTGTCGAGATCGATATAGTCTGGTTTAGCTGATTCATCAAACTTGTCATGACGAGCACGTAGCTTAGCCATTTTCTCTTTGCTTGCGCCTTCACGACCTGCTTTTTGTAGGGCTGCCATCCCATCTTTACCATATTTCTTTTTACCTAGATATGCTTGTAGGCCACTTTCATCTACTTCATCTTTGTCTTCATCATCTTTTTGTGCAGAACCACCGTAGGCACGACCTTTGACCACACGTGAGGATGATTTAGTATCATAATCATCTTTCTCAGCACGTTCATCTTCTTGCTTGTCTTTAAGAGCTTGTAGACGTTTACGTTTAGCAACTGCGTCTTTGTCTATCTCAGCCGGTTCGTGTTTTTTAGCACTCTTAGCCGCCGATTTCATTGGCTCATCAGTGTCACCATCTTTGTCAAGATCTAAGAAGTCTGGTTTTGCATCTTCACTGAATTTTGCAAATCTTTCCATCAGACTTGTTGCTAGTTTGTTAATAGTTTCATTCATAGTAGGGGTTCCTAAATCAAATTGTCCTTGTGTTCCGGTTGGGGTGTTTGCTAGTGGAGCAAACAGATCTTGTGTTTGGCCTTTCTTTAATGGTGCTGGTGCTGGTGCAGCTTTTTTTGGTGCCGGCTCATTTATATTTTTTATGAACCAAACAAACTGACTTCTATCACCCAATACATTATTAATAAACTGATCTTGCTGTTTAGCAGACATTTTAGTAAGGATCGTGATAAATTTGTCCATGGTAGCTTTGGATATGTTAACTGCTCCATCTGCAAATTCTAATTTAATAGACTCTTGTGGTGCAGTTGGTAATGCCTGTCCTGGTTGTGGTCCTAGTTCCATCGCTTCTTGATATTTTGCCCAAGCATCTGACCATTGGTATAATGCCATTGTATTTTTTGATGCCGTTGGTGATAATTCATTGAGTAATGCTTCTTCCAATTTAGCTCCTGATCGCTTCTTTAAAAGATCTGCAGCTTTTCCATAATTCTTTTGTTGTGTCTTTGGAGCTGTTGATATTGGTGCAGGAGTGATTTGTGGGATTTCATTTGGTGATGGTTGATTCTTTAACAGGTCTTGTACACTACGAGCCAAGGAACTATCCGCTGTAGATTTTGTGCTGTCTTGATCATCAACACCTGCAATATCAGTGTCTATGTCAACTACTGGTTGATTTTGGATTGATGGTTGCTCTTTTTCTTTTTCTTTAGTTTTGGCCTTTTCTTTGGCCTTGGCTACGATCTCTTTACCTCGCGCGGCTATTTTTTCCGGTGCAGCACCAGTATCTTTCGTTGCTTTAGCAAAATCCACAGCAGCTTGGGCCTGTTGTTGGACTGGTAGGTTAGCTGTAGCTACCTGTTGGGTGAAATCTTGGAATCGTTTTTCCTGTGCATCATAGCGTGTATTAGCGGCAACAATCGCCTGTTCTGTTTGTTTTATTTCTTTCTGTTGAGAATCAATGGTAGACTTGGCTTTGTTCATCCACTCGCCGGTTTCCCTGTCGCGCCGATCGAGTTCTTCTGTTTTATCACCAATGGCTGCAACTACAGCTTCGAGATCACTTGACGTTTCGGGGAACTTGGCCTTGGCCAACTGAACAAATCGTTTGGCTTGTGGGTTTAGATATTTGTCTTCTGCTTCATCATTGGGATTAAATTTATCAAATTTTGCTTCAAGAGTGTCAATGGCTTCCATGATATCGCCGCGAGGATCTACGCTTTCGTAAATAGGCTCTGCCTCTACAGTACTTACTGGAGTACTTTTAGACAGGCTATTTAAAATATCGTAGATATTATTGCTCATATATTATTTGCTACCGACTGGACTTTTATCACCAGCAGCTATATCATTGGTAGTCTTACCATGTGCAGGATTTGCGGCACCACCAATGGTATTGTCACTGCCTGCTATCTCAAACTCTGCTGGTTTGCTTAATTCTTTAAGTATGGTTCCCGCTTCGCTATAAGCCTTGCTGGCCGCTTTTTGATCTGCATCAGCTTCTGGAAGAGGTTTAGTTAGGACGTCTTCACCCTGCGCATATTCTCGTAGCTCGCTTTGTCCATCGACATCCCAGCGCCAAATTTCTTCTGGATGATTCTTAGGAACAACCACAACATTAGCTATAGGACAACCAAGGCGTTCTGCCACGATCGTGCGCAGTTGTTGATCATTCACTGGATATTTTAGCACAGCATCCATCAGGAATACTTCGCAGTTAGGAATGCTAGGGAAATCAATATCGTTGGCTTTGATCGGCAGGCGTTTGGCTGTGCTTACGCTTTCCACTGCATATTTAGATAATCCAACCTTAAGACCATCTAACTGATCCTTGGGATCACAGTTAGCGATCTTGATGCGGAATTCGTAGGTTTTTTGTACTTCGCTTAGATATTTTAAAAAGTTTTTCATATGAATGTATCCTATTAGTGTTATTTATCAAGAATCCGGAGATTATTTGCCTAGAATCTGCTTGAGTAATTCGTTGCGATCTAGTATTACACCCTTGCCATCTGCGGCATCTACTAGTTTGTCACCGTCATTTTTGGCATTTGCTTGGTCTAAACGAGCCTTTTTCAGCTGCAAATCAACCATACGTAGCTTCTTATCCAGCTTGGCTTGCTTAGCTGTAATAGCATGTCCTAGCAGGGTGCCTGCTGTGGCTAGGATGTGTCCGCTGAAGCGTGCTTCGACGTTCATGCCTAGATCAATTAGGTCCTGGAATTTTTCTTTAGCAAGATCGCTGAGATCATCTAGCTCTCGATCGCTGATGTCTAGATCGTTGACAAAGGGCAATGCCGCATCAATCTTATCAATGGCTAGATCAACTTCTTGTATGATAGCGCGATTTTCTTCAATAGTAGATTTGGCTTCTTCTGAAGTAGTAGTGTCAACAGGTGGCAGGTTAAATAGTTCTTCTAGTTTTTGTGTCATGCATGTATTTACCGCTTCTGATTCTTGAATATATCGTATTCGGTTATGACACGGAATCGCATGTTGTTAGCACGGCACCAACTGTCCGCAGCTGCCCATTTGGCCATGTTCATGGCTACACTTAATTTATCGCGATAACTGCGTGCTGATTCCATAGTGGTTTCTGTCGAGGGTTTGACTTCTACTAGTTCAGTATGTTGCTTTTGATTAGCGTCTACATAAACTATGAGAAAGTCTGGCACGTAGATAGTATTCTTACCGCTGACGGGATTGAAATAGGGTATTTTCACGCTCTCTGACGTCCAATTTAACACCGCTGGATTGTTGTCAGCGAAGCTCATGAAAGCAAATTCCCAACTGCTGCGATAGGTAGGACTGCGCTTGCCCATATATTTTTCGGGATTCTTGACAGTGTATTTGCCGCTAGCGTACTTGGCCATTATGCTAAGATAGTTCTCTGTATGTATTTGCCAGTCCTGGGACTGTTATTCAATCCAAGTAAACTGGTTCCCACGCGATTAAGATTCAACAGCATGGTTAAATATGCATCAAGTTCGCTGAGATTATTGTAAGGCACGCTAGGACCTGGTTTAGCACGCTGTTTTGATCCTGCTGTCCAGTTTCCTGTATTTGAATTATAGACATTTGTGTCTTGTGCATCGCTATTGGTTTCACTGGAATATGTAGGACTTGTTAGCCTATTTTTGTCACTGAATTTTTTCAACTGCTCAACAACTTCTACAGGATCTAGGCTCTGCTGTATGCAGGTATAGACCACAGCACCTGCTAGTGTTTTACCAGTTTCCCTGTCCCCTGTTATCATTTGGAAATAGGCCACCACTGCATCATTTTCGCTGGGACCGACCACGGGCTGTTGGATGTAGAAATTATTGAAGTATTGTTGGGTGTTGTTTAACCCATCGTTGGTTGGTAGATTTCCTGAAGTTGCTGACATAGTATATCCTTATACGTCTGTGCGTCCTTGATTGCTTGAGCCAAAAATACCTGAAGTAGCTTTACTGATACCTTGTCGAACTGACCCGCTGGTAGGCACGAAAATACTGCTGAGTGGGTTGCGACCTTTCATGATATTTTCACCAATTTGGCTCAGATCCACCGCAGGTGTTTGTTTGATCTGTGTGTTGGTGCCGGTGAGGATATTCGTGGCATTGATGACATTCTGTACCGTGCTGCCTAGGTCACCATTCTCAATACTGTTTAATATGCTGTCACCGGCACCGATCAGCGCACCAAGATTACGCAGTGGGCTACTGGTATTATCATAGTGTACTTCGCTGAAGCCTAGAACTGTGCCATTGCTGACTGGGCCTGTGTCATACAGCACACTTTCATAGTTGACCGTCATGGTATGTTCTAATGGTTGGTATTCACCGGCTGTGTGTTGGCCATGTTGGAATATGCTGATCATTGGGCGGATTAGATAATAGCTGCTGAAACGTTTTTGATGCAAACTATAAATTCTTATGCTGGTAATAAAAGGAATGTTACCTGCTAGATCGGTCTTGGGCGTGTAACCCCAATTCTGTTGTTGGCGTTGCTTATACTTGCTGTCATCTTTGAAATTTTCTAATGGATAATCGCTGTCTCTGTAGTAGTAAGAATAGTAATTGTACCAAAACTTGCGAACCACATCGGCACTGTCATCATGGAAGGTGATGGTCACTGGATCATAGGTAACCTTTTCTTGTTGTACTGTCTTTCTATTGTAGGCATTATGCGTTTTGGTAGTGACAGTAAATTTAGGTAACTGTACTTGCTTGGCCATGAGCCCCGTTTCTATCTGGCTCAATTGATCCATGTTAGCTATGCTTGGATTTACATCAATGAACACGTGGAATAGATTATTTAATTTAGGACTAAGTCTATACAGGCCATCGATAAATGTTCGTGCGGCATGTTGATAGTCTCTAACGTTTCTATTAGGTGCTATCGACTGTAAGATACTGCCCCAGATGTTGTTTCTTGCCATGATGCTTTCCGTTTTATATATTTATCCGATAAAAAAAGCTCGGTTTTTTACGCCGAGCTTTTTGAGTTGTTTCGTCTGGATTATCCAGTAATTACTGTGCCTAGTGTTCTTGTTATCTGAGAACCAATACCTGAACCTGTAGGTGTTTGCAGTGCGTTGTCGTAACGTATTGTTAATGTTACTGTCATCGGATCGTTAGTACCATAGTTATTATCACCATAGTCTGTAGTGCTGAGATAACAACCATACATCTCCCAAGTTTCAAGGATGTTAGGAACGTTCGTACCATTACCGCCATCAAGTATTTCAAGCACAGTAGTAAATTTATAGTCAATACCTGAACTTGCAGAACTTTGTTCAAAGAAATCATATTGTTTCTGCATCTGTTCGCCAACACGTTTGCTTACTTCACCGCCCGCATCATCACGTAGCGCACAAGTGACTGGCTCCCAGGTTGGTTTACCTGCTAAGTATACCTTGCTGTTATAGATAGGAATAAGGATTTCTTCAAAGCTCACGCTCGGACGTTTGAAATCCATGACCTGTTTGGTCAGCTCAGTAGTAGGTTGTGTAACACCAAAATTCAAGAAAGTCACGCGAAAGCGAAACTTTAATTTTGGCATTAACAGACCCTGTGAACTAGCACTCTGATTTGTGCTTAGGGGTACTGTAAAATTTGTTAATGATGATGTTGCCATCTTATTTTCCTTTAGATACTATAATAGTATTTAGCTGTTTTTATCTCATATCGGGGGAGGATCACTCCTCCCATAATATGCGTATATTAATTAATAGTCAAAGCTGCTCCGGTGTTTTGTAAGCGAACCGGAATATAGATAAACTCAATGGCTTTAACTGGTTGTATAGCGATATCAATATACAATTCATTATTATCAATCCTGATAGGAGTGTTATTTGATGTATCGCACACTACCAAGTAGTCATAGATCGCACGTTTAGCAACTAGATCGTTAAACACTGAATCAAATGCTCCTTTGACTTGGCTACGTGTAATCGTGTCATTTGGTTCAAATATAAATGGCTGTGCAATCCTACCTAATATTGTTCTTAGATAAACAACTAGTCTTGCCACGTTGATACGATCCATCGCACTTGCCTGCGCACTGCGAGTTTTCTGACCGTATGCTACCAACCCAACACCAGGTAATATAGTGATTGGATTAACTCTGTTTCTGTATAGAACATCTCGCAATCCACTCGTTACACCAATTGACTTGAAGGTATTATTGTCTGCTGTATCAACATAACCAATAGCTGTGACATTATCAATTAAACCGCGGCGCACACCTGCTGGTGCAAACCATGGATAACTAACAGCATCACTGCGGATGATAGTTCTCAGCATCATGTGACTTGGAGGAACTACGACACTTTCTCCATCTAGATTAGTAGCAAATCCACTTGGATAGTAAACACCTAGGTATTCACTGTTGCTGACTAATCCATCTACGCCATTATCTACTACAAGGTTAGTATTTCTAGCCCATGCATCAATGCTAGTTGAATCACTAGTTAGGTCTAATGGACTATCACCGATAATGAAAGCTGTGTTAAGGCGATCATTGTTTAAGGTAATCATATCTTGGATCAACTCAGGGTATCCTGGACAACAGATCAAGTTGAAATTTGTTTGTTCTTCACGTAACACTGTGCTTGCGGCCACTGCTGCTTTGAGTGCTTCAACCACTGTTGATCGTTGTGCTTTAGTACCAAAATATGGAACTGCTGTTGTAGGATCAACTCCACTTTGTGTGAACCATGTTGCTGCTTCTGTGCCTGTGACTGTTGCTAGTTGAGCACTGGTAAATCCTGTGCTGTCAAAACGTTTAACGTTAAATCCACTGCGACGTGTATTGAATAATATTGTACCACGTGCATATAGTTGATATGCTGGACAATCTGCATCTACGTAATCGCTGGTAATCAAACTTGTGATAGTTGGCAAGCTGCCTGTGACAACGTCAACGTTACCTGTAGCTGACCAACGTGCATCTGCAAACACTATACCATTAGCATCAACATCATCTGCGTTGTCAAATAATTCCCATGTCGCACCATTGTAGCGATACAATACAGGATAGTTGGCTAGATCAGCATCACTGGTACTGATCCATAAGTCACCTTGGACTAATTGACTAGTGCCATCATTCTGTGTTAGTGGTTGGCTAGCTGCAAAAATTGGACCAGCTGGGTCTGTTGCTGTTAGATCATATCCACGTGCATCATTTGCCACGTTTCGATAACCTTTCCAACCTGCACCATCATTGATCAAGATGTCAGCTACTAATGGATCACTATAGTACCATAACGTACCATCGCGTGGATCACTGTAAGGCTCTGTTGCTGAATATGTATAGGTTAGTTCTGTAAATGGGCTAGCTAGATATACCACACTCGGAGTTAGTTCTTGAACACGAATAGAACTATTTAACCCAGCTGTGTCCATCGGAGTACCAACTAACTGCGTCCATCCAATAATACCACCAGCTAGATGGCTAACAAAAACTTGTCCATCTGAGTTAATTCCTGCTGTGATATTTGGCAAATTGGCTGCTAGTATAGCACTAACCAATGCTGTTGCTGGTTGTACATTGCCACTGCCACCAAGTGTTACTGTGGCTGTACTCAGTGTTGAACTACCCGGAACACTTACACTCATGCTAAAACTGTCATTGGCTCTATATGTTAATGCTGCTCCACCTGCTACTGTACCGGTGATAGTCAAGATACCTTGGACGTTCTTGATGAAAGGAGTAAATGTAGCTGATGTTGTACCTAATAGGTCATATTTAACATATAATGCACCTGCATCAAGGCTTGCACCGCCACCTACTGGATCTAGACCATATATGGCTGCTGCATCACCTATGTATAATGGAGCACTTAACAGTGTGAAACTGTCTAATACAGCACTGTATTCTTTGATCGCATAGCTAGCACCGTTGCCTGTGGCAGTGGTCTTGAACCATACTGATCCATCAGGACGTGGAGTTACATCACTGGTTCTCCAAGCTGGAGGTGCTGTGTAACCAGCAAATTCAACAGTTGGGCTATTGTAGGCATAGACATTACCACCACTGCTGATAGTAGCTAATCCTGATTGTAGGATACCTAGGTTAGCCGCGCAGTCAACGTTGGCACCAAGTAGTACTGATCCTCGAATAATTTGTAGCGTATCTGGGTCACTTGTGCTAGTGTCAATCACACCTCGAAGGTTACCGGCTGCATTACTGTAAAGAACTGTTAGACCGTTTGAGAAAATTTCTAATTGGTTGCTAGAGTTTACGAATGCCGAAACACCCGCAATACTTGCTGAATTAATGTTAGTTGCAGCTGATGAAGCTGTCGTACCTGACATAGTAACAAGATTACCATTGATGAACATCTTAGATCCAACGGTTACCGCTGGACTTGCGATGTTACCTGTAACAGTTGGAACCACTGATTTCCAATCGTCGCTGCCTACTAGTACCCAGGCATTGTCAAATCCCTTGTAATAGATTGGATTAGCTGAACTTGTGGCTACCACAGCATACTCACCAATGCTACCGTATGAAGCTAGTGGAATACCACTGCTGAGATAGCTAGTCGATGTGATCACTGATGGTGTTGTTAGGACAAATCCAGTATCTTGTGACCACTCATAGATACCATAGTTAGTATTGCTTATATCTAACCAGTATGTTCCATCAGGAGGTGTTCCTGTTGGGCGTGTGCCTGTACCTTCTAGCTGTGCTAGATTGACGTTGGCTCGTTGCACATACATGGTATTAGTCACACCCAGTGCTGAATAAGCTGCTAATAAGCCATATTCGTTGCGTTCATCGCCGTTAATTGGATTATCGCTTGCATCAACTGCGAAGAAAGGATTACCAAATAAATTAACGAGATCACGTTGGCTAGTTACAGTGATGATCTTTTCAGCATTAGCTATCGTTGTGCCTGAAGCCAGTGTATCACCTGGAGATAATTTGTCTTGTGCTGTTGCAAGTATAACCAAGGGTACTGAACCAGCTTGGGTTGGTGCGTATTGGCTTTGATCGATGACCGTTACCTGGACGCCTGGGGAAATTAATGATGCCATAGTATTTGTTCCTCTAAATAGGTTACTTTAAACTATTTATAGATATTTGGCAATTTTGGTGTTCTAAGGTGCCCTTTGAAAGGTTCATCCACTACTGTAAGCTAAATAGGTATATGGAATACCGTAAAATATGCGAAATCTGTGGTAAAAAGCCGGTTGCTGTAAACTATAAGATGCATGGCAAGACTTACTATAGGACTCGCTGTGATACGTGTATTAGGAAGAAGCGTAATTTGCCTGCACCCAAGCCACGTTGGATGGAACTAGGCTATAAAAAGAAACCACACTGTGAAAAGTGTGGGTTCAAGGCTAAACTAAAAGAACAGTTATATGTCTATCACGTCGATGGTGATCTAAACAATACAGCAATAACTAATTTAAAAACAGTCTGTGCTAACTGCCAATTTGAAGTTGCTCGCGAGGGTCTAGGGTGGCGGCAGGGAGATCTAGTTCCTGATTTTTAACTAATATTTGTTCTATCTGTAGGTATAAATCATCTAACGAACCATTATTATCTAACACTGCATCAAACTTACTGCCAATCCAAGCAGTTTCACTGGCATGTATCTTAAGTTTTTCAATGTTATGTTTGCTCAGGGCCCACGACATATTACGGCTAGGTCCTTTGTTCATGCTGACAGCATCATCGTACCATTGGGGTTCTGCTCCACGTTTGACACGTATGATCTTACCTCCAGCTTTGCGTATGGCCTTGAGTTCGTTAGGAAATCGACAATCAGTGATGACGATGTCATCTTTGCTCTGTCGCAGGCGATTTTCTAGACTAGCTACCCAGATATCATCGTGGAAGGCTCGGCGGCAGACTTCTGTGCCCCAATACTGTAAGACCCAGCGTGGAGTTAGTTTGGGCATCTTCAAGCGATCAGCCCAGAATAGATCTACTTGCTCTCTCCACTCTCTTGATTGTTTGGTGCGGCCTTCTAATAGTTCACGATCCCACCCAAACACAGCGGCCACGCTGTCTTTGAGACTGTTGGCGAAACTTTCTCTACGGAATTCGTGTAGGTTAACCAGATAATCTGCTACTGTGTCCTTGCCCGCACCAATCAGTCCACAGATACCAATGACTTGACTCATAGCTACTCCTTAGTTGATATACTATTTTACGGGAATTCGCTGCTGAAGTCTAGAGGTTTTAACCCATTATCCAAGTTAATGGTTGACCACCGTCTACATAGTTCTTGATTTCTTCATCAAGTTTATCTAGTAGGGCCTGACCTTCTTGTTTGAGTGCAGTACCGTTAAGGCTAGTACCGCCTTGTGGGCCTGCGATTGATGCGAATTTTTCACGTGCTTGACCTATGCTCATAGATGTCAGTGCATAAGCGTAGTCTTGTATCCATGGAAATACCTGCGGATCATTCAGCAACATGATATCTGGTTTGTAGTTGTAGACCCAAAGCAAGATGCTTTCACTTACTTCATTGTTTGGGCTAGTTCCATTAAATGGTTGTTTGCGTACTAGTGTTAGTTTCTTAGTTACCTTGTTCCAGGTAAAGTTCATGAAGCCACCAAACATGCGCATGGCTAGTTTTTGATAGTCTACGAATAATTCATAGTTGGTTAACCCACCAACTCGTCCCGCTACCAGCATGTAGGTGTTTAGATATCCTGATGCAAATGGTTCAAATTGGCTGGCAGTCGTGCCTGTTACGCTGCCAATGCCGCGGCGGAATACCTGTTTAACGTCCATGATATAGCTAGGCAAGATGTATTCCTGTGTTTCGGGGTGTATGTCTAGGAACGCATATGATTCTTCTACTGAATTACTGCTCTTTTGGCGATAACGTATAAGGGCTTGTTTGATACCCATGTCAAAATGTTCTTTATCTGCTTCAACATCGATCATACCATAGCCCAAACGTAAGCGTATATAATCAATGATATCATTTTGCAGGCTTTGGACTGTGGTTAACTGTGCCTGTAGATTAGCATCAAAGGCGATGCGTCCGGCACCCGTGCCTGTTGCTGGATTAAATAGGCTTTCAGTTGTAAGGCTGAGATTTGCTGTTAGACCTGTGGTTGCTGAAACGTTTGCTGGTAAATCTGACATGTAATTTATCCTGTTATCGTATATTTATTATCGACAACAGGATAAGTTTGGCTTTGCGCTACCTTGAGGGGGATTAGATTACTTTAAGTAGGATAGTATCGCTGTTTATCCTGCCGTTTAATTTTATTTCTGTAGTTTTGATATTTTCTAAGAACTTGCGTAGTTCTACTTTGTTACTAGCTAGGAATGCTTTAACCTGTTCTTCGGGTTTACGCAGAGTTTTTTGTGTGCTCTTGCTTGCGTTAAATCCTGTGATACTTGTACCTTTAACTCCGAGTATACCACCTTGGTCTTCAGCTACATAACGACCTAGTTTACGATTTTTAACGTTGTAGACCCATAGCTGTTCTGCACCAACGATGTCCACTGGATTAATTGATACCAGTTTCATTCCAGCATCTTGTTTAAGATATTTTAAGCTACGAACTAGTTTTTCTTTAGCTGGTGGCTTACGGACTGCGGCTTTTTTAGTAGCCTTCTTAGTTTGATTGTAGGCTGTTAAGTCAGCAAATAGTTTGTCATAGAAAGCATCATAGCGTTTATAGTCTGCTGCTTTCATGTAGCTATAGGCATCTTTAAGATCCTCATCTTTAGTTGTACGTGCTTCGCGTACTTCTGCACAGCGTGGTTCAAACACTGCTGATATCTTACCAATCAATACCTGTGGCACATTGTTTTTTGTTAGGTATTCGTAGGCCTTGGGATCCACAGTCTCACCTGTGTATAGAGCATCTTCAAGCATTTCAAAATATAGGATATGCTTCTTAGCTACTTCATTCATACGGTCTTGTATGGTTGGCACACGAACTTCTGCTTTCTTTATTTCTGGCTTTTCTTCAAAGTCTTCATCATTATCTGCTTTTAATGTTAATACTTTCTTAACCGCTTCTAGGATATATTCTACATGACGATCACGCAAAGGCATGCCACGCTCATGTGCTTTGATCAAGGCGCAAACTGTAAATGGAGTCAGACAATCTGCACTGCGTTGATAGCGATCAATGGTAGTTTTGTCTAACTTATGAACCCCTTGTTCACCTTCATGTTGACGTAACCATGCTACAACATATTTTTTAAGATCTTTAGTGCTGTAATAATAATTATAGTAACGAAAACTTTGGCGTAGATGATGATCAAATTCTTCATTTGAAAAAGTCAAGGCGCGATCATAATCCCAGATAGGTTCATTACCTGTATATTTTTCATCAGCGAAATTATTACTACTGACTTTTGCTTTCTTTTTCATGCCATCAATCTTAATTGCCATGCTAGTTCCTTAGTTAATTATTTAATTATACAGAATTTATTTTATCTGTCAACTAATCTGGTTGTCCGTCATCTTCCAAGACACGGACTGCAAGAAGTTCTTTTTCTAATTCACGCTTGACCTGTTTATAGGCCGCACGTTCCATGCTGTCTAGATCGTCCCAAAGCTCTTCCATGCTGTTTAGGGCACCAAAGAGATTGCGATGTCCATATTCTTCACCGTGCCATTGCACGATGCTATAGGCTTCTTCTATTTCCATATATACAGGTGTTCCCATGTTACTTCTCCAATCTAAACTTCATGAGGTATTTATTAGCTTCTGTTAAATCTTTTACTGGCTCTACGGTGTCCAGTAACATCACATGGCGTGATAGCTGTAGGATACGTTGGGCACGGAACAGGCGTTCATAACGGCTTTCACCGGGATAGGGTTGGCTCCATTTATATTCCATTACATAGGCTCCACTGCTGATTTAAAATCTTTGTCCCAGGATGCTTCTTGGACAGTATCCACCGGAGTGGCCATGATTTCTTCGACTGTCTTTCCCGCAGGTGTATGCGGTATTATGGATTTTTTCGCAGGATTTAAATTATAAACCCAAACAAATACAGCTATCCACAATATAACAGCTATAGTGGTCTTGCTATTCCATAGTTTTCTAATAAAATCATGCATTTAGTCACTCCTTTATTATGTATATTATACTATCTTTTGGTAGATTTGTCAACCATTTAATAACACACCAAAAGTCAAATATTGTTCATAATGGGCTATTTCTTGGTTGATTTGTTCTAATAGTTCCTTGTGCTTACGGGTTTGGCGACCCATTCTACGGCAGTTAATTTCTTCTTCTGATAATTTTTTAACCATAGCACCTATAGCATCGCTCATTTTAAGCATGTCGTTGGTATGCTTTTTCATCTTATGTGCAGGTGCTTCTAGTTCAATTTGAACTTGTGCCCAATCTAAACTTTGAGTAATTTCAGCCATGATACAAGTATAACACATTTTGGTGTAGTTGTCAATGTCGATAAATACTAGATAATAGGATTAGGTAATGCCAAGATTATCACTTTACAAGCCCACCAAAGGTAATGACGACAAGTTCATCAATCGCACCATGAGCGAGATGTTTACCGTTGGTGGAGTCGATGTCTATGTCCACAAATATTTGGGACCATTAGCACAGGCCAATGCCAGCGCCACAGAGTCGGGTGCTACTGGAATCATGGGCATACAGGATCTCTTGTTCCTCGAAAATCGTGATCGCAAGTATGACACTAGTGTATATACCATGCGAACTATCTATCGCATCAATGACAACGATTTTGACCTACAACAGTTTGGATTATTCCTAACTGGTGATACCATGTTTGCGGTGGTCCACTATGATGACATGATCGACGTCATTGGACGCAAGCTCATGGTAGGTGATGTGCTAGAACTACCAAATCTAATAGACTACTATCCATTGGACGAAGGTGTTGGTGCCGCACTCAAACGATTCTATGTGGTCAATGATGCTAGCCGTGCCGCGGAAGGTTTCGCACAGACTTGGTGGCCACATCTATGGCGTGTTAAACTACAACCATTGGTAGACAGCCAAGAATACAAAGACATACTCAATAACTTACCAGCTAGCAACGACGAAACAAATACTAATACTCTGGGTGAAGTTATCAGCACCTATAACAAATACATTGAGATCAATGATGCCATCGTTACTCGTGCAGAACAAGATGTACCTAAGAGTGGCTACGATACCAGCACGTTCTACACTGAAAATGTTAACGCACATGGATTACCTGTTGACCCTGGTGCGCTAGATGCCAGTGACATGTCACCTGATGCTAGCTCAAACATTGCAGATGCCAGCGCACAGACATTAACGTCAGCAGTAAAAATAGAAGGTTATCTCACTGGAGATGCACTACCACCAAACGGTGCCACAGTGGCCGCTGGTATCGCGTTCCCAGCTGCTCCAGGACAAGGCGACTACCATCTACGTTTAGATTACATACCTAATAGGCTGTTCCGATATGATGGTCGCCGTTGGGTCAAAGTAGAAGATTCAGTGAGAACTAACCTAACACCGGGCGTAGAAAATCAAACACAACTAAGTGGATTTATCAACGACACTAATCAGTTCATGAGTAACGGTGCAGCCTGGGACGCTATACGTATTTCAAATTCATACGTTCCAGCTGCTAATGCGGCTACATTATCGTTTACACTATCTACCAAGACAGTGGTCGTTAAAGTTCCATACAACAGCACCTATGGTGCTAGAACTCGTCTAGACGGATTACCTATCACTAATACTATATCTAACAGCAGTGGTAATATAGCTGTTACTATCACTGGTCCACTGTATCCAAGAAAGCTAAGGATAACATCTGCTACGGCCACGGGTGGTAATGCTACTATACGATTCGCTAGCCAATCAACTACACCGTTCGTAGTAGGTCAAGATATCTTGATAGCAGGTGTGGCTGGTAGCACAGCTTTCAATGGCAGTTATGTCGTGACTACAGCTAATGCATCAAGTGCGAGTTATACTCTAGCTGGTAATCTAACTGGCGTAGTATCAAGTGCTACTGTAGCAGATGCAAGTCCATTGCCAATTGGCAGTGTATTAGAATATACAATTTACAGAAATGTAGTCAATGAACGTCAGAGCTTGAGTCAAGCCCTGCGTCCTTCAGCGGATAACTAAAGATGGCCACAGCTAATATTCAATTTTTTTATGATGCCCAGATAGAGCGATTCCTTGCTCAATTTATACGCATGGTATCAGGATTTCAAGTAGAGTTTGGCCAGGATCGCCAAGGTAATACTACCTTACAGCGTGTGCCTGTTTACTACGGTGACAGCAGTCGCCAAGTACAGGCCATACTCAGCCAGAATACCGCTGGTAATATGTTGCCCACAGTACCGGCCATGGCTGCTTGGATCAATAACATCACCTATGATCGCGATCGCGTACAGGATCCTACTTTCATTGGCAAGATGCAGATCAGAGAACGCTACTACAATGAAGACACCATGGAGTACGAGAATCGCCAAGGTAATGCCTTCAGCATCGAACGCCTGATGCCTGTACCTTACACTATAGATTTAAAATTAGATATCTGGACATCTAATACCAAACAGAAACTACAGCTATTAGAACAATTGATGGTGCTGTTTAATCCAGCATTGGAAATACAATCGACAGATAACTACATCGACTGGACCAGCCTAAGTGTGGTCTATCTGGAATCTCCTAATTGGACTAGCCGTAGCGTGCCGATTGGTACTGAAAATCCTATCGATGTGGCTACCTTGACATTCAAATTGCCCGTGTGGATCAGTCCACCAGCTAAAATCAAGAAGCTGGGAGTCATACAGAAGATCATCGCCAGCATACACGACAGCGATGGTAATCTCAGTGCTGATGTGATGAGTGAAGATAATCTACTAGGGCGTCGACAGTATTTCACTCCGCTAATGTATGGAGTACTGCTGATCGGTAATCAGTTGACCTTGCTTAAGATCAGTGAACTAGAACTGCCACGCGAACCTACCCTAGAAACCCCGACCAAAGTTGGTACCAAAGACATATGGCGTAGTTTGATCAGTGTCTATGGTGAACTACAGAATGGTATCAGCCAGGTCCGACTGCTGCAGGAAGATGGCCTCAATGAAGTCATTGGCACGGTCAGCTATCACCCTACTGATGACAGCCTATTGATTTTCAATGTCGACATAGATACCAAACCCTCCAATACCTTATCACCGATCGATGCCATCGTTGATCCTCGCAAAGATTCCTCTGTATCATTAGCTCAATCAGCAGTCAATGGTACACGTTATCTGATCCTGGATGATATCGGAAGTTTTGACAATAATCCTGGAGATGGTGCTCCAATTTGGACTGGTATCGATGGTCTGCAATTGGTAGCCCATGCCAACGATATCATACAATACAATGGTACAAATTGGGCTGTTTCATTTGACAGCCAGACTGACACGACGCTACAATATGTAAGTAATCTCAATACTGGGACTCAATACAAGTGGAATCAATCTCAATGGGTAAAAAGCTACGAAGGCGAATACAAAGCAGGATCATGGACTCTAGTCATATAGAAGGTGTAGGTACTTTCATCTACTCAATATCAACTCACCGTTATCTATTCCTACTGCGCAACAGCACCAAGTATGCGGGTACCTGGGGATTAGCTGGTGGCAAGATCGATGCCAATGAGCAGATACTTGGGTCTCTGACCCGTGAATTAAAAGAAGAACTTGGGTACGAATTCCAGGATGTCAAGGTCATTCCCATAGAAAAATTTACCAGCGACAACGGGCATTTCAGTTATCACACTTTCCTTATTCCTGTTGACGAAGAATTCGTTCCCATATTGAACTATGAACATCGTGGATATTGTTGGGTGAATCTAGAAGATCATCCCAAACCTCTACATCCAGGGGTGTGGCGCACGATTAATTTTACTGCGGTAATTGAAAAGATTAAGACCTTAGAACGAGTCTTGTTATAGGTCGCACTCTAAGACCAAATCTCTGAAGCTGATTTGTCTATGATTAATGCACCATTTAAGTTGTTCTGGGATAGTAGATCTACCTGATTGAGTGACCCATATAAAATCAACGTCATTATATACATTAAATAGCTGAAAGCGATTCATGATTAGCTTATTGCTTTCTACTTCAAATTTCCATTTATCGTCATACCCATTGGTGTCTGCATAGATATTATTGTTATATCCTTCTGTGTCATATCCATCAAATCCTATTAAGTAGATACGTTTGTGACCATCAAATGCAGCGATATATGCGGCAGTAGTACCAGCATCAGCATAAGGATCATAAGGAATCAGATAAAATTTATTTGGGTGTTCTAATAAGTGTAGATTGTTTGTATAAGCAATATTATCGTTAGTGTAAGAGCTGTTAGCTATTTCGTCAATGATGCCATTATTACCAGTAGCTACTAAAAAATCAGGAGCAAAATCTCTATATAAGGCATTACACCCATAGGTCTGCACAGTCTTGGCACCAAGTAATCCGCTAGGAGTTTTTAAGTGTTGAAGATTAAAATCTAATCGACTTGTGCCATTGCCGATAACAACAGCACGATTGCTGATCTGATTATTGGTTATCTGATTAGGGACTGTTTCAGTGATGTCATGCCAAACACGGCCTTCGTGCTTGCGTTCAACGACGATATCCTCACCTGTATAACCTCTTCGATATTTTTTGTTTAATTGAAGCATGTTTTACCTTTAAACAATGTATGTAGTCAATACTTTAATGTTAGCATTTTGCGCACCACTAGGTGTGTAGAACAATTTCACAGTTCCGCTGCTGATATTTGATTGGAACGTACCAGGAAGCGTGCTGATTATAGCATAGGTAGCTATATTAGAAGTCGCAGTATCATGAGATACTATAAGCTCAGCTGCTGATACACTACCACCATTCTTGACTTGTACTGTATATCTAGCAGTGGTAAATGCTGATACGCTGAAACTGTCTAGCTCTTTTAGATTGGCGTCGGGTACATTTATAGCTGTCTGATCATAGACCGTTTTACCACGTAATTGCAATCTATCACCAGTTTCATTACCAATGTTGATATTACCTGATGAATCACCTAATACTGTTAATTGACCATTAATCACAACATCGTTGGTGAATGTTACCTTACCATTTACACCATCAACGCTGACTCGCACTGTTGCACTACTTGTACCTGCTGTGATGTTGGCATATGGTGGTGTAGCTACATCAAAGTTATTATAACCGTTACCGCTGGAAATAGCTGAAACTGTTGCTGTGGTTGTTAATACACGAGCGTCAATGACGTCACCTGTTGCTGGTGCTTCTGTAAATGTTAGTGTTGTGGTACTTACACTGTAAGCTGTTACTGGTATCTGTACGACACCGTTGACCATTACGATCGTGCCAGCAGTTGTTGAGGCTGAACTTAAGGTAAATGCTGTTGTTGATCCGTCACCATTGAATGCATTTGTAGCAATAATTGTGAATTGGCTACCTGCTGCCGTCCAATTAGTACCATCGTAGAACTCTACGTTGTTTGATGTTGTGCTATAACGTAACATACCTGCTACGTCAACATTACCTGCAGCACCCGGACGTGTGGCATTAGATCCGCTTGGTAAGATAATAGCACCAGCACTGTCAAATTTAGCTATTACGCCATTTTGTACTGTAGTGTTACCCGTTGAACTGAATACTATTGCACTCTTAGCAGTGTCTGCATAGATCAAACCATCATTACCAGTTGCGCCATAAACTTGGAACGCTTCTGCGGCTCTTGTGCTGTTGATAACTGCACCCTCACCTACCCATAATGTTTTACCAACTGCTGTACCACCAGCAACTATTAATGCTCCTGTTGACAACGAACTTGTATCTGTTGCGGCATTGGCCCAGATCGTACCAGTTGCGGCTAGTGTATCTGCGTTGATCCTACTTGCTGAAACATTACCAGTGGTTTGTATGAAACCACTTGAATTAACTGCGGCTAGTGTCGTGGTTCCAGTTACGTTTAACGCTCCTGCGTTGACCACTGCTGCACTTACGTTCGCAGTTGTATTAATAAATCCACTTGAGTTAACAGCTACTAGTGTTGTAGTACCAGTTGCATTTAACGTGCCTGTACTTACTTCACTTGCTACCAAGTTACCAGTTGTATTAAATTGACCAGCTATCACAGTAGCAGCACTCACATTGCCGGTTGTATTAATTAAACCAGTTGAGTTAATTGCTCCACCATTGACTACTGCAGCTGATATGTTAGCTGTAGTATTAAAGAATCCGGTTGATGTGATATCGCCATTGACTGTTAGGGCATTTAGTACTGCGGTTGTGGCTAATAAGTTACCTGAAATGTTAACACCGCCACCAACGAAGTTAGTAGCTAGTACGTTACCACCAAAGTTAGCATACGTACTACCGATCACTGCTCGGTTAAAGTTCCATGACGTTGTTGCGTGTGTATAGGTAATATTTGCGCCAACGTTACCGTAGTCGACGTTGATACCAGCGCCATCAGCTGCGGAACTAGTGCCTGCACCTCTGGCTAGAGTAATTTGTAAGTCAGTTACATCTAATGTTGTTGATTGGATTGCTGTTAATACACCTTGTACCGTTAAGTTACCGGTGATAGTTGCATCACCACCGACCGTTAAGTTTTTAGCGATGCCAACACCACCAGCTGTGATAATCGCACCAGTTGTAGTGCTTGTGCTTTGTGTGTCATCTGTTGATTTAAATCGAGCACCAACTGTGATATTACCGCCCACACCTACACCACCACTAACTACTAAAGCACCAGTGGTAGTCGAAGTTGATGCTGTATTCGCTGAGAATGTAACTTGGCTGCTGGCAAATAGTGTTGAAAATGCACCGCTTGACGCAGCAGTATTACCAATCGGAGTAGAGTTAATCGCAGCAAATTGTGCTAGTCCGCCAATAACGTTACCTGCAAAAGATGCCGTTGTCCCTGTAAATGTTGTCCCTGTATTTCCAATAAACCCAGCATCTACATTACCAAAAGTAGCATCATCGGCAGTTACTAGTTGAGCAAGTACCGTACTTGCTACTACATTACCGCTTAGGTTAATGCTTGCACCAGTAAATATTGTACCCGTATTACCAACAAATCCAGAATTAACCGCGCCAAATGTGCCCGCGGTACCTGTTACTGTTGCGCCAGCATTACCAATAGTAACTGCTGATATATTACCTACTGCCACTGTACTTGCTGTTAAGAAACTACCTTGTATTGTGCTTGCTAATACATTACCAGTTACATTTAAGTAACCAGTTACTGCTCCATTACCATTTACTGTTAGTGCATTAAACGTACCTGCTGTCGCAAGTACGTTACCTGTGGTGTTTAGACCACCTGTTGTTAGTGCGTAATCAACTGTTAGGTTACCTAGATGTAAATTAGCATAATTGCTAACTGCTACGTTACCATACGCAGTACCAGTTTCAGTTGTGCCAATTAAGCGGAATTCTTGGAAGTACTCACTCCAGATCAGTGCGCGGTTTTGTAAACTACCGCGATTGAATATAAACCCTTCATCGTAGGTATTAGTGCCCGCAAATCCATTGTTAAGTACGATCAGGGGATCGTTAACAAAGGTGTTGGTTGAAGCGATGGTAGTGTAGGCACTGGTACCTAAAACAAACAGGTTACCAGTGATCAGGAAGTCACCTGGTACTGTTACGTTACTGGCAAATAAACTACCAGTGATAGATCCTGCTGCGATCTTTTGACTAGCAATGATCGTGCTGTTGGTGATCTGATTATTTAAAATTCTGGTCAGTGCTGACATATTATGGTTTCCGCAATTATAGTATATTATATTATAACACTAGATTACAGCCTGCGGTTCCATGTTCCCCTAGGGCGTTTGATGTGTTTAGTATTATTTATGCAAGATTGGTAAAATTAAAGGGGATAAAAGTCTCTGCTGACTGTAAGATATGTATTAGCACTAGTAGGAGTAAATTGTACTTCTACATTACTACCGACTATCGTTGCAGATACATTACCTAAACTGTTACCTATGGT